CCGAAACTATGAAACAAAAGGCTAGAGATTATAAAGCATTAACAGAGGATGCGAAAAAATCAAAGTCGGGTAGTTTTTGGGAAATCGTGGAAGTTGGGGCAGAAATGCAAAAGGCTAAAAATAGAGCTAATGCAATTTCAAAGGCTAACGGAAGCGGAAATGGTGGGGAAGAAAATGCTTTTAGGCAAAAATTTCTTTCCTTAGGCGATAAATGGAAACGAAAGGAATAAAAAATGGCTACATTATTGGGAACACCTTATGAGCGTGGAAAATCAGATGTTGTTGTAAGTCGTTTGGTAGATGCCCCAATTGAAGAAGGTAAAGTTGTTTTTGATGCAGGCAAAGGAAAAGTTGCCCCAATGGAAAACGGCAAAACACCTTTTGGGGTAATGGGACAAAACGAAGTTGTTGGTGCTAGCGTTGTTTTAAGTGGTTTGGGCGTTTGGGCTTTAGCTTCTGAAGATTGCGTGCCAGTTGTTGGCGGGCAAGTTTACGTTACAGATGACGGGCTTATAACTTCAGTTGCAGGCGATAACACCGCAACCGCATGTGCTTTTGCTTCTGAAGAAGTAAGAGAAAACGGCGTTGTTGAAAACGTAACACCAAAGGCTTATAATAAGCGTTGCGTGAAAATTAACATGCTTGAAGGCTTTTAATTATGGTTGAAGAGGTTAAAAAACAACCTGAAACGGAAGAGCCTGAAATAAAGGTTGAGAAGGCGGAAGCAAAAAACGAGCCTAAACCTTCAAAAAAGGCAAAAAAGCAAGTTAATAAAAGATTTGCTAAATTTATGAAAGGGAAATAAAAATGGCAACAGATATTAGAACGGGTATTTTAGAGAAAGAAGAGTACCTAGCAGGTGCGAGAATAATGTACATACCAATTATTCTTGCTTTACAAAATAAAGAATTTCATAACTTTGATTATGGCAAAGCTAAATTAAAATCAATTAACGTTGATGAAGATTCAGTTGTTGCGGAAATTTTAACAAAAGAAGCAACAGAAAAAGCACATATCAAAGCTAGAGGTTCAGAGAAAGTATTTAATATTTTCGCAAAAGGTGCAAAAATTATTAAGTCTTTAGCGGATGGTTCAGTTGCAGACCTTCAAAAAATGCATAATAGGGTATTGCGTGATTATATGATTATCTTTGATAAAGATGGTTTGCATGGCGATGGTGGTAATAATGGTTTATTAAATTCTCAAGACCCTTATTATATAACAGAAGCAGAGCATGAAATTCCCGCTTCACAAGGTACGGGCTTTAATCGTGTGCAAAATTTTATTGCAGTAATTAACGCATTAAAAGCTAAAGTAAGCGAAAAAACTTCTTCTTCAGATGTTAAAATTTTTGCTTATGGTGCAGACTTAATTAAATTTATGGGTTCAATTACAGAAGATAACGAAACTTCAGTAAGAGAGCTTGCACAAAAAACATATCCCGAAGCAATGTTTATTGAAGTGCCTTCTTTAGCATTAAATGAAGGGGATGGAAATGGTTTGGTTGTTGTTTCAGATGATGCAACAACTCTTCACTTGACAACAGAGCCAACAATTAGCAATCAAGGCGAAAATGCCGAAGATGGTTATTACTATGCACACTATATTACTGGTTCTTTGCAAGTAACACCCGACCTTGAAGGTGCTATTATTAAACAACCATTAACTTTTGCATAAGGAGATAAAAATGGCGGATAAAATCAGAGATTACGCAAATAGTGTTTTAATAAATACCGAGCAATCAACATTAACAGAAGAGGAAGCGTTAAAACTTCCAAATGTTTATGATGAAAAAAAGATTTTTGAAGCCGTTTTATCAATTATGAATGAGAGAGGGGCAACGGGAAACGGCTTTAAGAAAGTAAAAGCCCTTGCCCTTCTTCGTGGTTTTGATTTGGCAAAAAAACAAAACAAAAGAAGCGATATTTTGATTGGCATGGTGCTTGAATAATGGAATTGAAGATTAAAAATCTTTCAAAAAAATTAAGCTTTAAACTTGCGAAATATGAAGTTCAAGTTGGACTTTTGGAAAATAAGCAAAGGAAAAAGCCAAAATTTAACGAGTTTAAGAATTATGCAGGGAAAAAGCTTCTTCGGGAAGGTGGGGCATCCAAAGGGGCTTCGTTGGTTAAAGTTGCCGAGTATTTAGACACACGATATAAATGGTTGCGTAAGCCTTTTTTATTACGAAACAATAAGGAAGTTGTGGTTGTAATAAATGATATAATAAAGGATATGAACGGAAAAGGCGATAAACAAAGAATTTTAAATGGTTTTCAAGCCGTTGTTAGAAACCCGATTTTAAGGGGAGAATATGGCAAGAATAACAATAAATGGGCAAAGAAAAAAGGCTTTAACGATTTATTGATGATGACGGGGCAAACATTTAAAAACATAAGAGCGAGGTTTAAAATCTAATGTTTCGGGAAAAATTGGAAGATTGTTTAAAAAATATCTTTGAGCTTGAAAAGGTTATTTATGGGGATGTTGCGGAAGGTAGCGAACAAAACGCCGTATATGTTCAAATAACAACTATTAAAGCAAGCCCGAAAGATGGAGAATATTATTTTAGAGTAAACGGAACTTTAGGCATAAACGCCGAAGCCGTAAACTATAAATATGGATATTTAAAAGAGCGTTGCCGATTGGCGAAAAATGAATATACAAAATATTTCGGTTTTTCTTCCATTGACAACAACGTAAACTTTGCAACTTATGATGATTTATATGTAAAACCGACCCTTGATTTTACATTTAGAATATCTTTGCCGTTTAATCCATCAGTAGGCAAGATTAAAACACAAAACATAAAATGGGTTATTTTGGAGAAATAAGAAATGAAGGATGTTTTATTACAATATGTTATGAAGGTTGATGCGTACGCTCCTTTGCCAAGTGCATCAACGGCATATATAAGGAAGGTTCTTTGTGTTGTTAAACCAAGCGGAGAAAACGTTGGAACTATAACAGAATGCACAGAGAAAAGCGAAGTACAAGCTTTAACAAATGCGAATTGTTGGCAATTATTGGATGCGGGCATGAACTCAATTTATGTTTTGCCTTCAAATGATTTAAAAATTGGCGATATTCTAAACGAAACAGATAAAAAGTTTTTTACAATTTTAATTGATGGGGCTTTTTCAAACGAAGAAACTAACGCAATGACCGTTGGCGAGTTTAAAGGCGTTATTGGTTGGACTTCAGAAACACAAGAACAAGTTAAACAATGGGGATATGGCGACAATAACGTAGGCTTCTATGATTTGGCGGAAAATGGTTCTCAAAATATGTATTGGGCGTTTGGTAAGTTGTTAAGTGCTAATGATTGGAAAAACCACCAATACATTGAAATGCCTTTTAGTTCAAAAATTACAGATATAAAGAAAGCTAATCTTTTATTTGAAGATAAAGTAAGTTTTGTTTTAACTTCTGAAGAGTATGGTAACCGATTAGCATTATTTGCATCAAATAGGCGTGCGATTGTTGCCCCTTATGCTTATGAAGAAGTAATATTAAAACTTCAATCAAAGGCGGTTCAATATATATTATTAAACCAACCCGCATATAATGAAGCTGAAGCAAGCCTTTTAGAAGATAGCTTGCAAGGGGTTCTTGATGAGTATAAAGAAAAGGGAATTTTCACAATTGCAAATATAGACGTTGAGCCAACAAATGAAAACTTTATTATGAAAGCAGAAATTGAGGTTGACGAGCCGAAGGCATTGTGGAGAATTGAAGCAAACATGAAACAAGGAGTAATTTAATATGCTACATATTTGGGAATGTGATGGCGGTTTTTCTTATAAGGGAATTAATTATAAGTTTAAAGATTTGGATTCGGTTGCTTTTACATATAACCTTAAAAAGCATTTAATTAGGGGTGCAAACGCCACTAATAAAATGGGTATTGTTAGCCAAGAAGGGGGAAAAACACCCGACACCGCCGAATTTAACGTAATAGATTGTTCAAAAGAAATCTATAAGCTAATGCGTACAATTTTTGAGAATAACGAAAGAATAGATGCTTTCTTT